CTAAATCTTCAAGTGCTTCGGTTAAACTGAAAGTTAAGTAAAAAAACAAAGTAACTCCAGCCAAATTAATGTAGGGTTCTGTGCCTTGACAAATCAAAGAGAACGAAGTTAAAAAACCCGCTATAAAATAAAGAATTGCAAAAATATTACTTTTCATCTATTCTCCTTTAAGAGCTTTCAACTCTTCGTACATAGCAAGTAGTTGTGCTTCTTTATCTTGTATTAATTCTTCGTTTGTTCTTTCAATAACATCAACAAGTTCTTCAATGTATAGCCCTTGTTCGTTATAATATCCTATTAATTGTTTCATCTTAATTTATTTAAATTGTATGTATTCTTACTGCTCTTACATTCACACCACCGCTGTTTTTAGCTATACCGTTTTGACCACCATTAAGGAAAGTAATTGCGTACCCATTACTTGCATTAAACTCCGTAGAAGTCCAATATTGATTAAACATACTACTAAAACCATTTGTTCCCCCTAAAACTTTATTTACAACCGCCGCTGAATTATAACACATATTTAACTCCCAAAGTGAAGGTAAATACCAATCTGAAAAACCACCACCTGCAAAAAGTCTTGCTATTCCTGCTGCATAAGCTGTAGTTGCAGAAAGACCTGTTTGTGCTATAATTGCATTAGTATTTGTAAGACCATCAAATAAACTTTGACCTGTAGCACCTACTGCAGTAGTTTGAAATGCAGGTATTGTCCAAGGTAAACCTATACCTAAATTTGTTAAACTTGCAACAAGTGCTTTGTTAACTCCAGCATCATTAAATACTGCAACAACTATTCCCCCACCAATTTGCGCTCCTATCTCTGTACCACCACCGCCACCGCCACCTGAAGCAGCAATAGTCTGATTAGGGAAAGTTCCTGTAATAGTTACATTAGTTCCTGCTACCAAACTTGGAGTAGCTGTGCCTGTACCACCATTAGCAACTGCTACAATTCCTGTAACATTGGCTGCTGTGCCTGTAGTGTTTTGGTTAAGTGTTGGAATATCTGCGCTTACAATAGCTCTAAATGTCGGTACTCCTGAACTTCCGTTTGGTGCTGCTAAAATATTATTTGCAGTTTTTGACGCATACGGATTTAGAGTGTCTCCATAATTTGAAGCTAAACTAATAACAGGTGTTGTAGTTCCTGTTGCGACTACAGGTGTTGTTGCAGAAACTGAAGTTACGCCACCTATTACCAAATTTCCACTTCCTAATATTGTAGTGGAATTAATGGTCTTGATGTTAGTACCACTTATTAAAGTGTCTTGCTTTGAACCTATAATATTTGCACCTGTAACCGACTTTGTTACATAGCCACCTGCTCCATCGCTTTCACTAATTTCTAATAAATCAGTATTTGCTATTGCTGAACCTTTTGCGGTTAATTGACTAATTTTTAAATCTGCCATAATTTATTGTGTTATTCTGTTATTATTATTTTCTGTTATTCTTTGGTCGTTAATTTCTGTTATTCTATTTATGTTTGAATAATTATCTGCTGTAATTGTATTAGATATTTGAGTTGCAGTACCTAAAGCATTAGTAGCATCTACAAAACAATTAATATTAGCATTAGAATCTTCTATTACTAAAGTATATGTAGATGATGTTGCACCAATTATAGGTAAACCATTTCTTGTCCATTCGTATGCAAAAGTAGGTAATGGATTGCCCGTCCAAGTTCCTGTTGTTGAAGAAAGTAAACTACCAAGTGTTGTTGTTCCACTAATAACAGGCGCAATAGTATTAGCAGGTGCTGAATATGTTTGTGCTGTTATAATATTTGAAGTTGCTGACGCGCTTCCTAAAGTATTTGTTGCAGTTACTACACAAGTTATATTTTGTGCTGAATCACCAACTACTAAAGTATAAGTTGAATTTGTTGCGCTGGTTATATTTGTTACACCCCTTCGCCATTGGTAAGCAAAAGTTGGTGTAGGTATTCCTATCCAAGTTCCTGTTGTTGATGAAAGTACACTACCTAAAGCCGTAGCGCCACTTATTACAGGTGCAATAGTGTTAGCAGGAAAAATAGGTACTATTGGATTTACTACACCGTCAATTACTCCTATTCCTTGAGCGCTTAAACTTCCGTTACAACACTTTATAGAATAGCTTTTTCCGTCTTTACATAGACAACCACGTTGTCCACCTTTTGGACTTGTTCTCGAAGGTAAAGAACCCCAACTACTTCCCATTTTTTATAGTGTTTAGGTAAGTCTTTAATTTAACGATATTAACTTCCTTTGGTTTGTATGTTCTTAAATGTACCATCCTGTATAATTATTATTAGTGTCAGGAAACATATCGCTATTTGAATTCGTGTTGTATTCTGGAAATAAACTTGTGTTATTACTTATGTAGTCAATAAAACGTTGTGTGTAGTGTTGTGCTATTTGTGTTTCTTTTTCAATTAAAAAGTCTATTTCGTTTTTTTCTACGCTTGTTGAATTTTCAGAATTGTGTTTGTAAACACCTTTGTTTGAAATCGTGTAAGCTGCGAATGGCAAATAATATTTCATTGCTAAGTGAATTAACATCGGCTTTAAATAAGTCGTTGTAAGCGTTAAATAATTACCGCTTAATGTATTTGCTATTATGTCCGCTTTTATCTTGTTTAATAGCTTCGTACCGGTGAAATTTTGCAAGTCTGTATCTTGTGCGATTTTAATATATTGTATAAAATTGTCCGTGTCAACATTTCCATTTAACGAAGTAAATTTAACTAAATCTTGTCTTGTGACTAAAAGTGCGTCTGCCATTAATTCTCTTTTTTATTTGTAGGTAAAAACCCTTTGTTCGGCATATCAATTGGACGTTGTGCAACTAAACTTGGATTTGTAATTACATAACCAAATTTAGCAGCTTTTGCTTGTGCTAATTTCTTCGTGTTTGCGGTTATGTTTAAACCTGTTCCTTCAAAGACTGCATAAACTTGTTTGTTCCACCTGTGGTGACAATTTCCACCGCCTTTATATAACCAAATAGAATACGTGTCAGCGCCTTTTGGCCCCCAACCTGCGTTAACAACTTGTGTACTCATATTTAAAATATCTTCTTTACGGTAAATCTTGTTTGCTGAAACCATTTGTGTACAAAATTCACGTGGATTGTCCGTTACTTCGCCTTCGTATTTATAACGAACAACAAACTTTACTCCGTCAATAGTTTTGTCTTGTTTACTTGTTATGTTTGGTCTTGCGTCACCTGTTGAAACCAAGTTTACAATTTTGTTTAATAAACTTTGTTTTGGTTCTTTACTCAACAACTCGTTTTCTTCGTCATCTGTGTCGTAGTCAACTTCTTTTTCGTCTATTAATAACCAATTGTCTTGTGGTTCTTCGCCTAAATCAATCAATGGATTTGTGTGTGCGCTTAATTCTGTTCCTGTTTCTTCAGCAACTTGTTCTTCGTTCTGCGTGTTTTCCAAGTCCGTAAACTCTAAAGGTTGTAAAGTCTTGAAAAATAACTTTAATGCAATTCCATTGTAAGCTAAAATACTATCGAACGCGTCTAATAGTTCTTCTTGGAATGGTCGTATAACCATATTGTCAAATAATATACTTGAATTTTTTAGTTCTTCTGCGTTACTTGAAAAGCCGTTTGTTGAAGCAACACCAAATAACAAAGGTGAAGTTATGTTGTGTCCTAACATAATCTTGCGTAAACATTCTTCGCTTAAATACGTGTAGTGTTCTGGAGCGTCGTTTAACGGAATATCTTCAACTGTTGTTTTACTTTCTGCGTTGTTGTTAAAAGCTACAATTACTTTTTGTCCTCGACTTCCTGTTAACTTGCTTAAAACTTTGTTTGAAATAATACTTTGTTGTTCGTCCGTTGGTATTCCGTTATTAAAATTTACAACTTTAGTTCCACTAAATCCGTTTTGAACTTCGTTAATTAAATAGTCTGCAATTTCTTCTTCTAAAAGTGTATATGGAACAGCACCTTGATAGTCCGGATAAGCGTAATATTTCATTCCAACCGAATAAGGTTTAGAAAATAATATTTCTATTTTGTCTTTGCTATATCCAAAAGCGTTAAACCTAATTGGTGCAAACTTTTTTGTATCATCCCAATTGTCCGAATAATAATAACCTGTTATGTTTCCGTCTTTGTCGCATTTTTCAGCTCGTAATAAATTAACCGGTATATGATATGCTTTTAATATTTTGTCGTGCTTGTCATTATAATGTACTTGAATAGCAAATTGTCCAAACATTTTCCTATCTAAAACCATTTTTCGTACGTCTTCTTTGTGAAATAAAGACATCATTTGTGCGTATTCATTCGGCTTTTTGTTAGCGTCTAATGCACTTAAACCTTTTCCGTATATTAATCGCGCTACGTTGTTTATAATAGCGTTATTCGTTGTTGAATTAGAATACCGTTCAATTAAAAATTGAAAGTATTGGTCTCCGTCTTCGGTTAAAAAGTCAACCCAATTTTCTCGGTTTGTTTCCGAAATAACAGGTGACGTATAAGCCGACAAATTTAAAACGTGTAAATTATTCATATACTATAAAATCATTTGTTGTTGTATTACTTACATATTGGTTATTGTTAACCGAAAACGTAACTAATGGTTGTGCCGTGCAAAAAACACGGTCTTTAAATATAATGGTTGTACCTACTCTTAAAACTAAATTGTAAAAATGTCCTTCTACTAAACCAAAGGTTGCTGTAATTGTATAAATGTAGTCTCCAACAGTTCTTGAAGTAATCGCTACAGGCGTTGTTACGTTTGTTTGTTCGTCTGTTAGTTCCATAACATTAAACGTATTGTCTCTTGGAATAAAACTAAACGTCTGTGGACTTCCTGAAGGCGTTAATACTATCATATAGTTATAATTAAATATTCGTGTTTTTGTTCTTTTTTTAAGACAAAAAAAAAGCCGAACTTACGAACGGCTTTAAAAATAATTTTTTAAATTTAGTTGTCGTCAACTGTTGCTCCTGTGAAACAGCTACTAACCAATAAAGCATCTGTGTAAGGTGAAGTAACTGACAAGTGATTTGCAGGAAGTGCTTC